TCTAATTCTTTAACTTGCTTTTCTATAACTTTCAGCGCTTCACCTTTAAACGCACCAGATTCCATACTTGATTTTAAAAAACCAAGATACTGCTTACTATCTTTTATAGCTTGAACTAATTTTCCGTACGTAGAATTTACATCTTCTATTGAACCATTAAGATTATTATAATTTTGTTTTGCCACAACTAAAGCAGATGCTGCTTCTCTTAAATTGTTAGTTACATTCGATATGGTAGACACTAAATCCTTTAATCTAGCAGCATTACGCATACTATCGAAGGTGGTTTTCATTTTATCTGTTAATGTAGCAATTCTCTGTAACGTCAAACCAGCAGCTAGACCAGAATTTATTATCTCTTTAGTAATATTCCAAATTTGTTCCTCTACCTGTTCGACAGCAGTTCCAGTTTTACCGATAGCTTCAGTGTATAAATTATTAAGCCTACCACCTATTTCTATAATCTTATTATCTAGTTTTCTAGCGGATGCGTTTATTTCATTGTTTTTATCTGCATTAAATTTAATATTCGACATTAAAAGTTGCTGATGATATAAACGAGTTTGTTCATCGTATATTGCCTTCATATATACTGATTGTTGTTCATAATCTTTCATTATTCTTCGAATAGAATTTTCATAGTTTATCTGTAATTTTAAAAGTTCTTGTTCGTTATTTATATTACTTGTTATAAGTAAATTATATTCATCGGAGAGTGCTTTTAATGCTTCGCCGGCTTTTCTAGCCTCTTTAACTTGTTCTTGTCTTATCAACTCATCTGTAATCTGTCTTAATAATCCTTTTGCGCTTTCTAAATGCTTTGGATATTTTGCAAATTCTGCATTTATCGCTACGAGTCGTTCTAAATGTTGCTCTTGTATTTTAACAATAGCGTTATTATCACTTTTAAGTATCCTTAATTCACTTTCTAATTTTTGATACGCTCTCAATTGTTGAGCTTCTAAAGTTTCATTCCGCGGATTCGGTGTGGGAGCGTTTCCTGCTGTTTCAGAAAATGCTTTCGACATAGATTCTTTTGCGGCTTTAATAGCAGCATCTATAATCTTCATATTCTCCGCAAAAGTTTTACCGAAATCAAAAGTGAGAGCGTTTGTCAATTTATTTTTAATGTTATCAAGTGTACTATTATGAATTTCGGTTTTCTTATTTAAATCATCCCATTTATCGCTTATTGTTTTAAATAAAGGAATCCAATTTCCTAATAATCTATAAGTGTCATGTAATTTCTCTAAAGGTGTATCAAATGAAGAAGCGATTTTAGCGAAGGGTATTTCCACCAACGTGACAAATTTATATATAGTTTCTATAAACGCCGCGATATATGCTACACCTGTAGCTATTTTATACGTCACAAGTTCTAATGCACTCGCGGGATCTTTTATAGCATTTAAAGAACCTAAAACTCTTCCTAAAAATATAAACACACCTTCAACAGCAGCATTCATATTTGCAAATGAGTTTACTATCGCTAAAGATGATGAAGAGAGTTTATCTAAATTTCCGCCGGAATCTATGAGTTGTTTTACAGTACTCGCGAGTATATCACGAACTTTTGTTAATGCACCTAATAACGTACCTAATGCACCACCTTGAAGTGCAGCATTATTTAACGCTTCTAATAAACCTTTTATAGATGTAGTTAATCCAGTGAATGTTTTCCCTTGTTCTTTTCCTGCTTCTACAAACGGTGCAAGAACTTTAGTAAATTCTTCAAGTCCGTTCTTACTAGAACGAATATGTGCAATCCAAGTTTGCAAATCACCAACTTGACTACGTACAAAACGTGCAAGTTGACTTCCTGCACGAGTTTGTCCTTCAAGGAGAGCATTCATTTCTGTAAATAACTGACGTTCTACTTGTACTCTTCCTGTAAGAGTTAAAATTGCATTCGCGAGTAAACCAGTTAACTGCACTTGTTCATCTAAATTTTTAACCATCCCCGCGCCACCAGCGGAAAGGAACGATTGATATGCTATACCTAATTCATGCGGAGTCGCTAAACTTTGTGTAGAGAATTTTACAAAATCTAAATATACAGCTTTTGCCCAACCTTGTGCAGCTTTAAAATTATTAGTTACACTATCACCAAAATTCATAGTAGAAGCGATAAGCGTAGCGAATGTTATTTGTATTTGTTTAACAGCATCAGCGGTTTCTATCATTACTTGTGTAAGTGAAATGAAACCTTTCACGAGCATTTCTGGTATTGTTATGAATAACGTAAACATAGTCATAACACCTACCATAGATGTTAATGCTTTAATAAGTGTATTAACTTGTCGAGAGACAAAATTCGACATTACATCGCCAAAAGTCATAGATGAAGCTGTCATGCGCTTTATAGCATTATTTGCATTATTCGCTTCATTTTGTATTTCTTGTATAGGTCTAGTCGCACTTTTCATATCCACTGCGCCTGAACCTTTAACGATAATATTTATGAAGACAGTCTGACTTATTGACATAATGTTTTATCCGATTATTTTTATTCCCTACTTCTGACTTTTTCGTTCTATCTCTTCTTGTTGTCTATCACTATCTTTTTTACTTCTCCATATATCATATTCCATTTTCAATGCTTGCTCTTCTTGAAGAATAAGAAGACACTCAAGTTCTTCATAATCATATGGGATCATATGTTCTGGAATATATCCCACTACTTCTTTTATACGCGAAAGCCGGATAATACGTTTCGCAAGAGGTAGAAGTTCTTCACAATCGAATTTTTCAATCACCTCATCAAGAAATATATTATCCGGCGGTTTGTTTTCTTCAAGTTCCTCAATTTCTTCCTCTGAAAGACCATTGAAGATATTTCGAATTTCGTCGTTTTCTAAAGGATCGCGATCTTTCGGATTCCAGACAATCGCACGAAAAATCGCTTTTATTTTTTTAGTATTTCACCCTCCGATGCGTTAATGTGATTCATAAGAGCAGCAGCAGCATTTTCTGCATGGATGTGCAAAAGTGTAGACTCTTCAAATTCTTTAATTATAAGCGCGCGTGTTTCAGGAAGTTCATCATATCCTTCAACGCGTAGCATACATTGTTTCCACAACCAAAACCATGCTTCTGCAGAACCTTGTGCTTTTATGTTGTTCCCACGGACTTTAACTAACATCTGTTGTTGTTTTTCACGTTCAAGAGTTGTAGGAATTCTCATAATATGAAAAACTTCTTCGGAAGATGAAGGTTCGTTAATTTTATTCTTATCTTTTTCATCATCCTCATACATCACGTTTACTGAAAGAGGTATTCGAATTTCTTCTGTCTTTTCTGCCGCGACTGCTTTCTTTATGTTAAAACCCATGATTTTATGTTCTCCTTAATTTTTAAATTATTATAAGAAACATTCCGCTGAAGTTTTAATATATTCCAGCGGAATGTTTCTTACTACTGTTGCTCCAACATTATATTAAATTACAAACTACATTTTAAATTCACATCCCTGGTGTAATCGGCAATAAATACGCCGTATCACCATTCTTAATAGTAACAACCCACGGAGAGTTTATACTTCCAGTTGTTTCATAATATGCTTTATATGTAATCTCGTTTTGATCTCTTATCCCATTAAAACTTTCTTTTATACTTTGTATTGTGCATTTAGCAATTTCTATAACGATACTTCTTGTCGCACTTGGTGCTGCAGTTAATCTCACCATAAGTGAAGTTTTTGCAAGAAACGCAACCCAAAATAAATCACCTTGATGACCTTGTACTTTGACAACAAGAGAAACTGTACGTTTTCCAAAACGTAATGAACCAAGATATTTTGCGTTAGCTGCAAAATTCAAACGTCCATCTGCGATATCGAGTGCATTATTTATAGTAAAATCTGCACCCATAAATAACGATTTGTATGATGTATAAGCTCCACCATATGGACCTTGTTCGAAATCTCCACCAAAAGCACTACCAATGTCAACACCAGAAACTACGTTTGTATTTGTTATAGTAGTAGGTGGAACGAATGTATTATCTGCTGTAACAGTACCATCGCCTATGAGCGTACCTGTTACGATTGCAACACCGGGTTTGTCGATGGATATTTTAAGCTCACCAAGACAAACACCTTTAAATTTATAATATGATGCAGTATCACTTGCAAATGTTGCGACAACATTTGTCGAAGGTGGTTGATCGTTTGTGCAAGCATCTTGAATTTTAAATGTATGAGTGTAATTGGGTGCGGAGTTTACGACGGAGTCTGTACCGCTGATAAGCGAAAACATCCATCCAAGTATATTTAAATATCCTCTAAATGTTACAGGTGCAGATACATCCTGCGCCACAATAACATCAGCATCAACATCAGAAGGGAATTCATGCCCTTTAATGATATCAGCATCATCTTCACGAGTTTGTGGAATATCGAAAAGAACAGGATCATTCGGCGCGAAAAATTTAGTTATAGCAGAATCGTTGAAAGCTTGGCCGTAGGCTGTTTCAACGTAGTAGGATGCAAAAAATCGTGTACATTGTGGACGCTTTGCTAAAGTCATTTTATTTTATACTCCTAAATTTTACTTTATTATTTCTAAGGTGTTATCAACTTCATGTATAATTTCATCAAGAACACTATTAATTTTTCTATCGATGTTATTTTCACGTTTTATTGCGAGTCCAATTTTACTAAGACTCCCACCACAACATTGTCGGATGGAATCTAAATTTAATGCATGACCAAAGTCATCAGTTGCTTCAATAAGATCGAAATCGGTGTGTAAATACGCCATCCAGAGTAATGCAGGAATTTCAAATACAGTTTCTTTCGGCGGAAATTCTCTAACGAATAGCGCATTACGCACATAAGAAATTCCATGACCTTCTTTACGTTGTATTTTTATCGACATAATATCTTCTATCAACTTTCTATCGTTGCAATAAGCGATGGCCCAATATAAGCTACCATACCATTTCTTTCAGCTTCTATTTTAACAGCTAAACCAACATTTTGTGCAATTTCTTTTCCAAGAAGAATACTTAAATTTTGTAAATCTCTTCTTCCAATTTCACTAAGAATAACACCTTCACCGATATTTTTATGAATCGCTTGAGAAAAGAAACCAGTTTTTTTAACAGTCCTTCCGCTATATTTACTATAAGTTCTAGCGACCGCTTTCGCAGATTCACCTTCGGCTTCTGATTTATCGATAAGGGTAATATAACTTCCATGTTTACCACTTCCACCTGGAAATTGTTCTCCTGTGAGAGGGTCTATATCACCATATTTAAAACCACCAGAAGGAACATTAAATTCTAAATCCCATGCAGTTTTTTCTACAAAAGGTCCGGAACAAAATATATTAGAGGAGAAAGTATTCTCAGCATTTTGTTTATTGTACCAGAATTTTCTACTTGCTGAACCAAATCTTGAAGCATAATTCTTTGCGGAATCTATAATTTGAGAGGATACCACATCAAGCCATATGGGTATAACTAACTTATACGCATGGGTTAATATATTCGAACCTGAAAGTAAAAATGATGCTGAAAGATTCATAGGAGACATAAATATACTTTTAACCTTTTTATCAATTCTCAACAAACTGTATAGCAAGTGGTATACTTATATATGCGATGTTCCCATCTTCATCATATTGTTCATCAAGAATAGGTCCCATTTCTACAATAGAAAAATATTCTTTAAACATAAGTTGAACATTTTCTTCATCTGTAAGAAGATGGGTTATAATTTCTATGGTGTCTTCCGCAGCATCGATAAGTTCTTCTTCGTTAGAACGTTTTGCGACAAAACCTTGTATCGCGATTCGATACGTAGAATCCATAAACGTACCAAGAAGTCCTATATGTATAGTGTGTGGTGCAGGGAGTATGGAAATTATAGGTAATTTCTTAGGACTTATATTATTTCCGTCGATTATTTTATTTATCGCAGTAAGAAGGACACCAGAACCTTCATCGTTGTTATCTTCATCAAAACCATAACGTATAGGTTGCCCATCAAGAATAGTTTTAATACACCTTAATGCTCTTTTTCTTATAAAACGTCGAGCGTATTTATCGTCTGGCATAGTGTTTTAAACTCACATATAAAACTACGTTAAAGTTGTTGATTCATCATATGGATCAGCAGGTGCTTGTGGATTATCGAATATGTTACGTTTAAATGATGGTTTCGGTGTGTCTGTATCAGATTCGTTATCAGCTTTATCAGATACACTAATCGATGGCGCAAGGAAATGTTCTGACGTTACCGCATTCTGACGGAAGCGTTCCGCTCGACTTATTAATTTTTTATAAACACTATCTGTTTCAGAAGTATAATTGCTAGCTTTTATACTTTGCTTCTTCGCCCAATTCGACGCCATAGCATCCATTGCCGCCGCACATACAGCGTTAACGTTACAATTTTCTATAGTTACATTATCCCCGAAGTGTAACATTAAATATTCTAATTCTTCATCCTCGATGAGACGGGTTCCTTCATCTTTATCAGAGATTAGAAACCTTATCTCATCGAGTTTTTTACTATTTGGCTTGCAAGTGTATGAAAAGGTCATTTTGTAGAGAAACCTTTATTCTCTTATGAATTGTTGTTATGAAAGTTATTAATAATATTAATAATATTAAACATTTAAATTTGTATCAACTCTGCTTCATATCTACCTAGCATTGTTCGTGCCCAAAGAACCTTCGTAGGTTCTTTTTTCTCTTTTGCTTTCTGTATCAGACCAAGAAAACATTTAACCGCCGCACGATCAATCATCATACTACAAGTAGATAGAATATTTTTAAAATTATCATCGGTGAAGTATTTGCAATCTGGATCGATGTTTTCTCTTAAACGTCTTATTCCATCTGGAAAAGTTACTATTTCAGTGTATGCCATAAATATATACCGTGCTCCAAAATACAAAACGATAACATTAAACTAAACCGCGTTATTTAAATTCATTGCAGTCTGTTTAACATTATCATCTACCATTTTAAACTTATCTGGATCAGCGCCGATAAGTTCGGCAGTTTCTAATCTTGTAGGAATTGCAGAATCATCATCACAGGACCTTTTACGTTTATGTGCTTCGAAAAAGCTCATTGCAATGAATTTTCTTCCGCAGGAATCACAAAGAATTTCTTGATGTCCTTCTTTAGGGTTAAAATCTATAAAGTATCTATTAGTTCTTAATTTCTCATCGTTTCTTCCGCCGATAAGGGTGAAAACCTCTCCACGATCACGAAATTTTTTATTGTACCCAAAGGGTAGTCTTGCATATACTTTTGTACCATCTGCCATAATGTTTTATTATTCTCCTAAACTTTAAAAATGAGATTTCAAACACCACGTTTATATATAAAAATAAACGTGGTGTTTATTTTTAAACGATAAAAACCTAACAAAGATTTTGCATAAAATATCCACAATCAGCAGCAACTGCTTTCTGATCGTAAAAAGTATGACCTTCAATTCGATCGTATTGTCCTTTTTCGTCACGAAGACGACGAATATAGGAAATACCACCGAATTTACTCCAATGAAATGTATATCCTGCACTTGGGGTACGTAGACCTGGACGATCTGGAGTATACATTAAAAGACCGTGCTTACCAAATATATAACTATATGTTTGAGTTGCAGCGGCTTCTTTTGTGGTGTTGTAAATTGCTTTTCCAATCATGATTCTTGGAACTTCAAGAAGTGAAGCAACAAGATCCACAGTGAGAATGGCTTTCTGTGTATATTTAATTCTTTCAATCAAATCGGGATGATGTTTCAACTTTGCCCATACACCACGACCAAGAACCAACTTATTCGGATCTTTTGCGGTTCCACTATATATAGCTTCTCTTCCGGATTCTATATCACCAATAGGATCACTATTCGCGTAATCTGACCATTGTGTAGTAGGTGTCGAAGCAAAATTTGTATCAGATCCAGTTGCAGTCCATACACCTGTTGTAAAAAAATCTGTAGCGAAGGAAACTTCTCTACGTAATTTCAATTTCTCTGTAACAAGTAGCACGGAATCATTATCAGGATCAAATGGTTGATCGTAATTCTCGCGTGTTTCATCAGGGATATCATCTTTAAAAGCATAATTATCCGCGAAATATGTATCCGAAGTATCTACACCATAACCGGAGCCTTTAGCTTCTTCTCCAGGGGCACGAAGCTTAGCTTCATCACGAAACCAAAATTCTTTGGTGTATTTAGCAAGTTTGTTACTTTGTTTCGCTACAGGAATGATCGGAAACGCTTCATCTGCTATAAAAGCGTCTGGTTCATTCATGTAGGCGATAGAAAGCATCGTTAAAAGAACGTCTATGTGTAAATCGGTTTGAACTGGTTGCGGCATTGTTAAAATTCCTTATAAAAATTAGTTTATAGAATTTCGTGCTTCTTATAAAGTGTAAAATATATATGTTTTAATTCCCTGAATCTCTTCCGCCGGCAATGTTAATAAACGCAGAAAATACATCACCAGAAGAAGCTTCAGTAAGGGAATAACCCCAAGTGAAATCTTTTGCTGTAGTTGTAGCAACAAATGTACCATCGGTTGTTGGTGTAATCCTATCGCCATTGTGTATAGTTCCACCAGCGACACATTTAGAAATTCCTACAAACATAGAATCTGCTGCTTTTCCAGAAGCAGGTTTATTTTGAAGAACACCACCTGGTTTTTGTGTACTTGCGGTCGCGAGATTGCAAGAATAATCTGTACCAGAAATTAATTGCAATGCGTAGAATTGTTTCTCGGAAAGGTCAGAAGCAGCTTTTAAGCCGATTTTGTAAAGTACCTGTTCTAAAGCCATTTTTATTTTACCTCACGTTTTAAAATTAATTTTAAGGTGTTATGAAATACTTTAAAGTTATAAGTTATAAGTTATAAGTTATAAACTAAATCGCCTCTCGTTTCGCTCGAAGGATGTGGGCTATTCTATACGAATCGTATTGAGAACCGAAGCTTTTAATAAGATTCACGATCTCATTCGAAGAAACTTTATTACCATCAGCAGATTTCTTAATAGTATCAAGTTTATCTGTAAATTTCTTAATGAGTTCAAAACCTTCAACGGAAGATTCAGATTTAAGAATTTCATCCGTAGAAGTGCCGACTTCTTTAAGAATAGAACTCTGCTCTACAGCAGCAGAGGCTTTCTTTAATGTTTCTTTATAAGAATCTGCAGATTCCTTAGAAACTCCTTGAAGGGAAATAATAGTATCAGCGGTTTTTTCGACATCCGCTGGAAGGAAACTACAATCATTCTTTAAAAATTCTATAATGCTATGTCTTTCAGCAGATTTAGACATATTAGAAAGTGTAGTTTCAAGATCCGAGATTTTCTTCAACAATACAGCATTACTTTCATCAACTGATTTTTGCATTTCTTTTCCTTTAACCTCGTCTTTCTCTTTTTTTTCTTCTTTCTTTTTATCGGATTCCTCTTTTTTATCTTCAGGTTTAGCTGTAAACGGAAAACCAGCTTTTGCTACATCAACGTAATCGGTAAGTTCCGCAACTTCGGCATCACTTAATTTTAGTTCCGTATCCGCTTTCATGATGTTTACAATATCCGCGGATTCTTTTGTAAGATTCTCTTCAACTTTTAAAGTTTTGAGAAGTTTTTCCTTTACTTCTTTTCGCATCGGTTTATATTCCTCATTATTATTATTTTCAATATTATTAACGGGATCAGCGGATTTAAGTAATGGGAAAGTTCTCATGTTAGCCGCTTTCCTAACAAAAGAAACAAGTTTTACGTTTACATCTTTTAAATAGGACATACTATTTATCCTCGATTCAACTTAATAAAGATAACTATGGTGTAAGGAGATAAATCTTAATTGTTGATTTTTATTTACATTCTGTCAGTTACATGTTCAAATATGAATTATATTTCCCCTTTTCAGCCTTTAAATTGTAATATTTTCCTAGCAGTTAAAGACAAAATTTTAAACTTAAACATTAACATTAACATTAACATTAACATTACGTCAAGGTGTTTTTAAAACCATCATGAAATATACGACGTATAGAATATATTTACATGACCGCAAAGAACTAGCAATTAAGCAAACCTTACACCATAAGATTGTATAAAATTTATATATTTTATTGCGTACTTTCTTTTGGGAGTGCCACGTCTAACTTTTTTCCAACTCCCTCCAACGAATAACCAGTCACTTCGCCGCACTCTATAGCCTTTTTCAATTCTGGAGA